ATGTAAAGGGTGTGGTTGTAGATAGGGCTTTTACTGCTCACTACAAGGTGCTTGCAGCCGATGCAGTAGCAACAAGCAACACCGCAGTTCACGCAGCGGTCACACTTACAGCGGCCGCGCAAGACGTGACGACGGCCATTACAAACCCAGCAACACCACGCAGTATTATCGTCAAAGGCAACGCCGCTGGCAACGCAGGGAACGTAGTCATACAAGGCACAAATTATGCAGGCGCTGTAATTACAGAAACAATTGCGCTCAACGCAGCGACTGCCGTCGAAGGCAACAAAGCATTTAAGACCGTGACAAAAATCACGCTTCCGGCTGAGACCCACGTAGGCACCGACACGGTTTCCGTAGGCTTTGGAAATAAGCTAGGCTTGCCTTATAAGCTCGCTCACAACACTGTACAGGATGCGTACCTAGATAACGCAAAGGAAGGGACAGCGCCGACCGTAACGGTGAGCGCAACAGTTCTCGAAAGTAACACAATCAAATTAAACAGCGCCTTAAACGGTAAGGACGTCGACGTTTATTTGATGGTATAAGGACATGTTTAATCCAGCAGCAACGCAGCTCACATCCATCATAAGGCTAAAACACAGAACACAAACAGAAATCAACGGTCAACCTAAAAATGATTATGTAGATGACGCCATCCCGATCCATCCATGCGAGTTCAAACCGTTTTATGGATTGGAAGCCGTACAAGCTGGACAAATGGGCATCACAGACGGCGGGACGCTTAAAATGTGGTACACACCGGGTGTGAAATTCTCGGACCGAGTACTGCTAAACGACGACCCAGACCTTGTCTATGATGTTCAAGGCGTAGAAAACGTCGGAAACCGAAGGGTGTGGCTTGTCTTAAAGGTCAAACGGGTGGTGACGCCGTAATGGGAGCACCAAGAGTACACATCAAATTCTCAGGGCTTGAGGAGCTTGTTGAAAGGCTTAAAAAAGCCAATGCAAACATTGACGAGATCATTGAGGAAGCGGTCGCAGAAAGCGCAAAAGTTGTATTTGATGATGTGAAAGCTTGGGCAGAAAAGCATAAGCTTACAGGCCAAGTGCTTGAAGGAGTCAACGCAACGCCGGTTAAAAACGTAGGAGGCAACATTTACACCTGGGTAGGTATTGACACAACAAAAAGCCCCAACGCATGGCATGCGGTGTTTGTCGAGTACGGCACACCAAGAAACGCAGCCGACCCCGGAATATCAAATGCATTCAAAAAGAACAAATCAAAGATTAAGAAGATTCAAGAGGAAGTAATCAAGCGCAGAGGAGGGCTCTTATGAACACATACGACAAAATCTACGAAGCTTTGAGCCCTTCGGGTTATCCGATCAGAGAGCAAGGCTCATACGGGCCAAGCGAGACACTTCCAGACATCTTAATCACATATCAAATCCTAGATCAACCGGAAACAGCACACGCGGACAATACAGCACACGCCATGATGTCTTATGTCAGGATTGTAGTTTACAGCACAGACCCAGTTGTCGTACAGAGTGCAAATCAGCTTCTCAAAACGCTTCTTATACCCGAAGGGTTTCTCAGGGCAGGAGGTCGAGGGCTGCCTTTTAACGGCGACACTGGACAATATGGTTATGTTAGCGAGTACAGAATTTATGAGGAGGTATAGAGCATGGAAAGAAAATACGGCGAATTTATCGGCGTAGATAACCTCGTTTATGCCCTTTTAACTAAGGACGATTCAACAGGTTACACAGCTGGAACGCCTAAAGTTTTAGCACCCGCGGCCGAGGTCGCCGCTGCTGTCACAGTCAATAAAATGACAACATACTATGATAACGTTGCGGCCGACACTTATGTCACAGAGGGCGAGACGGAGATCAAAGCGGTTGTGGCCAACATTGACGCCAAAGGGATGGCAGAGATACTAGGCAAGTACTTTGATGCCACAACGGGCCGTGTTATTGACGCTGGATCAGCCAACCCGCCGATGTGCGCGTTGGGATTTAGATACAACATGGGATCGTCAGGCTACCGTTACTATTGGTTCCTTCACGGAACATTTGCGGGCGGAGAAGAAGCCGCAACGACCAAGAAGGACGATGTAGATGTTAAAAACTATGAGCTGACATTTACAGCGGTTCCATCAACATACAAATTCACAGTTGACGGGAAATTGTCACCTGTCAAGCGCGTATTTGGAGACACTGCCGAGGCGTCATTTGATCCAACTGGATGGTTTACGCAGGTTCAGATTCCAGGAGCAGTGGCACCTTCAGCAATCGCGCTTTCTACAATTGTGCCAGCGGACGGAGCGGCATCGGTGGCCAGAACATCGACAATCGTCCTCACGTTCAACAACAAGATTGCGAGCGAGTCTATCAGCCTGATCAACAGCACATCAGGCGACATTGTGGCATTCACCAAGTCGTGGGATGCAACCGGAAAGATTCTCACCATTACACCAAGCTCAACAATGGCAGCAACAACAAAGCACATTGTGGCAGTCAACGGCGTGACGGATATTTATGGACAAGTCCTTGCAGCAACAGGAAAAGATTTCACAACCGCAGCTTAATGACAGCAGTCAGGGCGGCTTGATATAGCCGCCCTTTTTAAAAACCTAGGGAGGGTTGAGTCATGACATTGTTAAAAATAAAAGTAGGTGGCAAGTCTTACATGTCGAGCAAGATTACCATGTATCAGACTAAAGAAGCCCTTAAGATACACAGAGACGCCATGAAAATGGCAACTGAAGCAGCTGACATGAAAGATTCGGGAGACATCGAACGGGTTCAGCTTTTCATGGATGAAATGATTGAAATCAACGACCGAAAAGTAAATATGATATGCGAAGTATATGGCGGAAAGTTTAGCCCGGACGATATAGAGAAAGAATTTTCACCGGATGAGATCAACACGGCTTTCAACGACATTATATCCGGAACAAGCGGAACAATCGAAAAAAACTGAAAACGGGAGCCCGCGAAGAAAGCGGCGGAGCTCCCGAAGATATAGAGAATGTCATAAATGATTTATACCGCCAACTTGTACGAGATTACAATTGGAACCTGAGAGATATTGATGACATTTATCTCGAAACATTATTTGATTTTATGCTCATGGAAAAGAGAGAAGATCCAAACTTAATCATTATTCAAGGCAAAGAGTACAAACGCGCCGCACCGGGGAAAGCGCCGGAATGGCTTTAAGGAGGTGAAAAAATGGCTCAAAACGATAATGACATCGGTGGCAAAGTAGGTCTTGATGTATCTGAATTTAAATCAGGTGTCAGCCAGCTAAACCGAGAAATAAGGGTTATCGAGTCAGGATTTAAAGCAGCGGCAGCTGGTACCTCGGAATGGAACAAAGATTCTGAGTTGTTAGGCAAACGGATAGACACACTTGGCCAGATAATGGACAAACAGCGCCAAAAGGTAGATGCAACCCGAAAAGCATATGAGCAAACCGCAAAAGCACAAGGCGAAAGCAGCAAAGAAGCCCAAGACCTAGCAATCAAACTTAACAATGAAACGGCTGCCATGAACAAAACAGACAAGCAGATCAGAGAAATGACAGCTGCTCTTGACGGGTTAGGCAAAGAATCAAAGACAGCAGAAAAGAACACAGAAGGCCTTTCAAACGCAATGACAGACCTTGGCAAGAAGGCACAAGTCGGAGCTGATCTTGTCAAAGGAGCTATGGCGGCGGCGGCGACAGCAGCGGCGGCGGCAGCGGCAGGAGTGGCCGCATTTGCGTCAAAAGGTATTCAGCTTGCATCAGACCTTCAAGAAGTACAGAACGTTGTCAATGTAACATTTGGAGAAGAAGGAACGGCACAAGTAGAAGAATGGTCAAAAGCAGCAGCGACCGGCTTTGGTATTAGTGAATTACAAGCCAAGAAATTTAACGGGACCATGGGCGCAATGCTTAAATCAATGGGGCTTTCCAGTGATCAGGTCGTTGACATGAGCACTTCCCTCTCTGGCCTTGCTGGTGACTTTGCTTCGTTCTACAACCTTGATCCGCAGGAAGCATTCGACAAGCTCAGATCCGGAATATCCGGAGAGACAGAGCCGTTAAAACAGCTAGGCATTAACATGAGTTTGGCTAACCTAGAAGCCTTTGCGCTATCTCAAGGTATAGACAAGGCATTCGGATCAATGACACAGGCAGAGCAAGCTACACTTCGTTATAACTTTTTAATGCAAGCGTCAGCAGACGCCCAAGGCGATTACGCCAGAACATCGGACGGATTTGCAAACAAACAAAGAGAGCTTGGGCTTGTAATTGATAACCTTGCAGGAAGCTTTGGAGAAAAACTACTCCCTGCGGCAAACGATGCAATTACTAAGTTGATCGACGGAATAACAGCAATTGATCCTGCAATATTCGACACACTTGTTGCTTCCGTTTCATCCCTCGCGTTTAAATTAACGGATCCGTCAGCTGCAAGGTT